AAAGATTGTACTACATACAAGTTTGGGTCATTACAGAATCACAACCATTACATGTTTTACGAAATTATGAAAAAAGATGTTTTAGAGGTAAAGATTGCTACCATTTAGACCATATAGTACCAATATCACACGGTTTTTATAATAAAATACCACCTGAAAAAATTGGTGGTATGTCTAATTTAAGGTTCATAAAATCAGAAAGAAACATGAGAAAAGGCCATAGATTAACTACAGAATCACATAAAGTATTAAGAAAAATCAGAAGAAGAATATAACTGATTTTTAAAATCAAGATCAACCATAAATTTACCTTTTAAAAGTTTACGACCAAGGAGTATTGGAAATTTCATCTTACTTCTATCTGCTAAAGTAAAATTAGTTCTAACTTTACGTCCTAATACGTTTATTAGTATTTTGACTACATATCTTTCTTCAATGTGACCAAAAGAAGATTTAATGATTTTTTTCTTAAAAGAATCAAAAGTTACAACTTGTTTATTAAGAAGAAGGCATGAAATCACACCTTCTTCTTCTTTAACCCATTTTACACCTAGAGAAGATGTGGCTGCACCAGTATCAACACGAGCATGAATCATGTTAACATTTAACTCAGGTAAAGAAACAAATTCTTCCGAACCGATTATAGTTTTTTGTTTACTCATGGTGACTATCAACTAATGAAACTTTTCTTTTTAAAAGAGTTTTTTTAATTTCATTGTATGAAATAGGGGTGTACCCTATAACATTACAACCAACATCCATTACCCGTCTTTTGTAGTAGTCTTGGTTTGATTTCATTAAACTACCATGACAATGTCCGTGAAGATGCCATGAACCATGATGGGCTCTGTTCCAACTAAGGATTGGGTAGTGGCTCATTATGATATGGGTACTTCCACTTCTATCATCAGAATCTTTATCCTCTACAGTAATTTCGGTACCATACTCATAGATTTTTTCAATCCTATCAAGTTTGGATATGTCTTTTAACTTATCATGGTTACCCATAATGTGATGAATTTTACCTTTAACGGAATATAGAAACCATTTAGATAATTCATCGTTACCAAAAGATAAGTCACCAAGGTTGTAGACAACATCATCGTCACCAACAACCGAGTTCCAGTTTTTAATTAAATCGACGTGCATTTCTTGGATATCTTTAAAAGGCCTACCGTCAAACTTTAAGACGTTATGGTGACCAAGGTGTAAGTCACTAATGAAAAAAATGTTTTGTTTTTGATATTTTGTTTTCATATTACAAATTTATAAATTTATTATCGTATTAAAAAATAAAAAGGGACAAATCTTTCGAAAAGCCCCTTTTTAAAATGTGGTAGTCGGTGAAAACCTTGATGCTAAAATCGTTTAAACTAACAAGGAGTGATTATAACAACCGACTATGTTAATTAAATAGTTAATCAGCACCTAAAAATCAATCTTCAAAAATATTTTTTTTATGCTTTGGTTTACGGGTATAATCTTTCACACCTTTGTGAACTTTATGATTAGGAAGATTGTAAAGACCAGCTTCAATCAAAGCTTTTCTATGAGCAGTTTTTTCAATCTGTCTTAAAGTTTCTGCTGATATTTTTATAGACTTCATCTTTTTCATAATACAAAGATATGAATATAAATATATATGGCAAAATCAAACTGTATGTTCTATTCGTACTCTTACACAATTTTGTGGTAAATGATGAATATGTCTGTAATTATTTATATAACCCATCATGTTAGCACTACCAATTGCGTTAGCTGAATGTATAACAACATCAACCACAGGCTTACCATCCAACCATTGTTCAACCAACCACTTAGTACAATCCATACCTGTTTTTTCAGTTATGTTATCGTAATTTAATGTATAGTTGTGGTATACGTTTTTATGCCACTCTCGCATCGCGGAGTCACCTAAGTCGTGGTCAAATGAAATTAATTCAATGCTCTCCAACCCAACTTTATTTACCAAATTAACAAATTCGTGAAAGTTTCTAACGACCAACCAATCTTTGTCGATTGGTGTTCTAATATCATCTAAGTAAATTTTATTTTTCATTTTTTAATCCAAGTTTGTAATTTAAAACCTTCTTTTTGTTCATCGTAGAAACACTTCCAACCTTGTTCAGGTCCATATTCAGGAAAGTAAGTGTCTCCTTGATATTCTCCGTCCACCAAAGATACGTAAATTCTTTGGATAAAAGGGAAGAATTGTTTATAAATCTCACCACCACCTATAATAAAAACTTGTGGGTCTTCAGCAAAATCTTTAATAACATCTTCTACCCTGTCATAAATTAAACAGTGTTCAGGTCTAAAATCTTTATCTTTAGTTAAGACAACATTTAATCTTTTAGGTAATGGTTTACCAATCGACTCAAATGTTTTTCGACCCATTATTACTGTTGAATTTAAAGTTAACTTTTTAAAGTTTTTTAAATCTTCGGGTAGATGCCATAACAACTTGTTATCCCCACCTATTAATCTGTTTTTGTCGTGTGCGACTACTGCTGCAAAGTTCATGTGTTAAATATAATAAGATTTACAAATAAATACAAGATTAATCATCAAAAAAGGGACCATTAGGTCCCTTTTGTTTTAATAGGTAAATTCTATTAAACCCATATCATCAGTAGATTCATTAAGTCCGTAAGATTCTTCAACATGGTCGTCATAATAAGTGTGTGAACTAACAATAACTCTACTATAAGACTTTTGAACTCCATCGATAAAAACTCTCATCTCAAAATGATAAGATAACTGTGCTCTCACTGAGAAAAAGATTTTATCACCTCTCTTAAGGTTAAGATATTCATAACGCCAAATTTGTGGTATTTTAGCCTTATCAATAGATGGTTTTTTGTCTGAATAATTAGGTAAAGCGTAAATATCTATAATATTAGAAGAACCCATACCAGGGGTATTTAAAAAAGTAACCTCAAACATAACTTTGTGATATTCAACTTTTTTACAAGAAGTGAAAGCTGTTAAAACTACTAATGTTAATATTATAAATTTTTTCATATATACAAAGATACTAAATTTTATTCTACCACCAAATATTTATTAATAAATATTAAAATGAAAAAAGTAATTAGACTTAATGAAAATGATATAGAAAATCTTGTTAAAAAGATTTTAAAAGAAGATAATAGACCTAGAGGTGGCATTTTATATGGTGGTAGATCCGAAATGATTGATGAGGTTGTTAATAGAATTAATGAGTATGGTGAAGAATATACTCAAGAACTTATTAAACTTAACAATAGATTTCCTTCCACTAAATATACAAAAATTAACCCTCCAACAAGTGTTGAACTTCCAAAGGGCGTTAAAGTAAGAAGTACTGTTTATCCAAATAAATAAAAAAAGGGACTATTCAGTTCCTTTTTCTTTTAAATCTTTTTCATAATCTTTCCAGTTACGATATTCACAAACCTCATTAATATCTAACAATCGATAATTGGTTTCATCGAATTTACCCACCCAATCTCTGTGAAAGTGACCATAATACCAATAATCAGGTTTATTTTTTTCTTTTAAGATATTACACATCTTAGTTAATAGGTCTCTTTCTTCTCTTAAATCTTCATATAATTTAGGGTCGTCTTTCGCAAATTGTCCCACCAAATAACCAAAACCCATTTTGTTGTTGGGTTCACAAAAATCAGGTGCGGTATGTGTTACAATAATATCAATATTTTCAAAGGTTCTAAGTTTTTCTTCATCTAAGACAAAAACTTCGTCATGCCAATGAAGTTCAACCTCACGATTAACTCTTGCATATTCAAGTTGTTCTCTCATACGAGGTCTACGGTCAACACTTACAGCACCACCAACACCGAGGATTTTAGTACCTTCAATGTCAATAACAGTATAATCAGCTAATAAATGTAGATTATCAAAATGGTTAGCCAAATGACCGTCAAAAAACTTAGGGTTATCGTGGTTACCACGGATGGCATACATTTGGATGTTATACTCTTTTAAGAATTTATTTAATTCACCCAAAGTATTCATATCGTTATACTCATTGGTAAATCCAATACCGAAATCACCTACCTGATAGATAGTACAATCTTTTATTTTATATGTTTTGATGTACCACTTGATATGGTTAAAGTTACCGTGGATGTCACCTAAAAACAACAAAGGTTTTTTCATTTTTCTTTTACTTTATAAATTTCTAACAAATTTTTTGGTTTTAAATCTTTTATTTTTGCGAACATTTCTATCGCTAATTCAAGACTTTTGGTTTTAATCTTATTTATGACATCACCCGATTTGTTTAATAAATGATATTCTTTCATGAGACATTCTTTATTAAGCAAATATACGACAAATATATCAAAAATAAAACCCCTAAGAATTATTTTCTTAGGGGTTTCAGCTAAAGATTGAGGGAGGGACTCTCACCCTCCAAAACCTCTCTTCGAGTATAAATACAAAGGGTACCTATTTATACCTTATAATTTGAGACCAGCCTATCCGTCAATAGTCCGTGTATATCTTCCACCACTCAGCCTAATATAAATGTAGGAAACTATTTTTAGACTGTCAAGAAATAGTCTAAATAAAATTAAATTGTTTTAGAATTTTTTCGGGTTCTATTGGACCTTCTTTAATTATTTTCCAAGTACCGTTTCTAACTTGTTCAATAACAACCCTAACAGGCCAAGGTGGGTAAACCTCAACATCTTCATTTTCATGTTCTATTGTTAAAGTTACCACTCTTTCACCTTCTTCTTCAAAGATTGGACCCAATTTAATAAATCGGTGGTGGCTAATAAACAAACCTTTAAATACCGCACCACCGTTAGAGACCATAAGAATACCTTCTTTTGGTTTCATGATTGGTTTTTCTCTATGTTTACTGAACTTACTCAAAATTTATAATATTCTTTTACGATTTCAGTTATTTCTTCTTCTGATAGGTAAAATTTACCAACAGCCTTTTTTATTAAATAAACAGGGCTAATGTCATTAGGTTCAACGTTATCAAGAGCTTTTTGGAGTCTTGTTTTTTCCATACTGAAATTAATCTCATCAAAATATTTTTCTTTTATATTACTCATAAGACAAAGATAAATTATATTTTTTATCGTACCAAAATTTTCTATTATTTTTATCTACTAAATTGGCCATATCTTTTTTACCGTAACACTTTAACCACTGACCAAATGTTAACTTATCCATATTAAATGGGTTTGTCCATTCTTTTAATTGTCCACCACCTATAGCATAAGTTTCCAAAGGAATAGATTTACATAATTCAAAGATAATTGGTTGTTTACTTATATACTCCTTAGCGGGTAAAAAAGGGTTCTCATCAATACGGTAAAGAATTTCAGCTCTTAAATAATTACCGATACCGTTAAAGTATTGTTGGTCCATTAAAACTTCATAGATTGGTTTTTGAAACAACTTTTTATCTATGTTGTCTCTAACATTTTTAACAAAATTATCAAATTCTCTAATAGGGTCTGGACCCCTTTTGATTGACCATCCATCTGACCACTGCCATCTCGCAAACCTTCTCATATCAACAAGACACAAAGACTCACCATCGTTAGTGTCAAAAATAAGGTGAGCGTGTTTTGGTAATCTATCTGATGGGACCATTTGCCAATGACCTGACATACCCATGTTACATACCATAACTTCATTATTAAAATGTTTAAAACATTCAGGTTTTCTACAAAACTTAATCATAAATTCTTTACCCCTAGTTTCCGATATTAATGTAAATCCAAGAGACCAAGAATTAGTTTTTAAATCTGTCTTAACTTTGCTGACATCAGATTTTCTAATATTAATAAAAGTTTTGTTTTCAACTATTTCATTGAAGTATTCTGACATTATTTTTACTTCACTTATTTCCGGCATAACACTAATTTTTGATATTTATAATAATAAGAAATTATTTTATTTCAGAACAGCTTCAAATATTTATATCATATGAGAAAATTAATTTTAAATATCTTAAAAGAAGAAAATGAAATTCTTGAGAGGATGATGGGACTCAAATTGGGTAAAGTAAAATCTGCCCTTCCAAGTCAATATTTAGTTAAAACCACAAAAAAACAAGAAAAGTTAAGTACCGAAAAAAGAAGGTTAAAACTTATCTCAAGTAGAGTTAACACTTTATACTCCCAAATTGAAAATGAACTTAAAACTTTAAATTGGTCTGACCTTGAACTTACACCTCGTGATGATTTTTTCTTTGTTGTTCTCCCTAAAAAAATTAAAACTAAAATAGAAAGATTGTCGAAATATTATGAAGAACTTTTAGAAGGAGATTTTTTAAACTTAATCGTACCAAAAGATAAAATTACACAACTTTACGAAGATAATAAAAATTACATAAGAGAAGATTTTATATACGTTTATGTAGACCCACCAAGAAATAGAACACATTTTCCTAAAGGTTTACCAAAATCTATTTTAGGTTATGATATGGGTATGAAAATATATAGAAACTTACTTGACAAATTAAGTTTTATTCAATCTGAACCAAACGCTACCCCAAGTGTACAGGCAATTTATAGAAGATTAGTTGAATCTCCTGAAGTTAATGCCGTAATATATATCGACCTTGTATTGGTTATAGATAAAAAAATTAGTAAGGAAGAAAAAATTAAAATTTTAAGAGAAAGTATCTACGAAAGATATAAAATGAAACCAAATAGAAGATTAGTCTTAAACAAAACAATAGTTTTAGACTCAAGTTTAAAAAGAGAAATTGGTGAAAAAAGAATTTTAAGTATGATTGAAGGACTTTTTTATGAGTCAAAAAATTTAGATTACACACCTTTTTCTCATATAGGTTATATACCAGCTACCACACAAGGTCAAGAAGAATATAAAGTTGTTAAAGAAGACATTGGTTTTAGACCTTCTTATATGAAACCCGAAATAAATGTTATAATAACTTTTGATGTTCCTGATGCCAGTCAAAATTTAATACCTATATTAGAGGATATTTTAACAAGAAAAAGTATTAAAATCAATTCAATCACTGGTGGTAATAACATACACAACTCTTATAGATTAGATATAACTGTTTTTAACAATAGAGACATCCATTTTTTGATAGATGATTTAAATCTCGAATTAATGGTAAAATATGACGCTAGAATTCAAGATGTAATGCATCAAATAAAATAACAATAAAATAAGTTTCTTATGGGGTTAAAAGATAAAAATGGCAAGGAAATCAAACCTGGTCACGAGTTAAATGTTCCTTTGGAGGTTTTTTCAAATGGAATTGTTGTATTAGATAAAGAAAATCAACTGTCTTTGGAATTAAGACATGAATCTAAAAAGTTGCAATTAAAACATCTTAATGAAAATTTCTTAAAAGTTGTGGAAGTTTTAAATTGATTGGGTTTTCGTTGTAGACAGACCCCGTACTATACCTGTCTTTTATTTGGGGTAGTTCTTGAAACCCGTTTTCAGAACCACAACTTCATTTATAAATACACACAAATATATAAAAGTTTTTATTGACTGTCAACGCTTTGTGTTAAATTTTTGTTAAGAAAAAGAAACTCGAGTTTTATAGCTGATTGCCAACTTCAACTTAACAATACAAATATTGTTCGTTAAATAAATTCTTCCCAATCAGCCTTTTTAATTGATTTTATTTTTCCGTTTTCTGCCCGACCAACAAACTCATACCAAATGGTTTCTTTAGCACCGACACCAATATTTTTATCTACACCGGTGTAAAATATAAAAGTACCTGTATAATTTAAATCAACAATTCTAACGTTGGTTTCTCTAATAGAACCAGCTAAGGTTATTATAGGGCTAACATCCGAATGTAATCTTTGGTCCAATGGTAACTCTTCCCAATCAGATTCTTTAATTTGTAACTTATAAGGAAATCTTCTATCAACAAAAGAATGTTTATACTTTAATTCTTGGTCTTCAACGATATGAATATCGGTTAATATATTTTCAAAATCTTTGGTTTGCCAACCTTTAGTTTCATTCAATAATGACTTTTCTTCTTGAGTTAAATCAGGAAGAATATTAGCATCTACTATTATGTTATCAAACATTCCCATTATTTTTTACCACAAGCGGCACATTTTGGTTTTTTAAGTATTTCTTTTTTCAAAGTTTTAGGGTTAAAACCTGCCGGAGAACTTTCTTTTTCTAAACCACTTTTTTTAGGTTCAAAAAGTATAGCCCTATTGATAATAGCAAATACTATCATAGAAACAAGACTTAAAGTTGAAATATTTTTAGCTATATACGGGTCTGTATCAACAAAAATATTAATTATGTAATGTATGGATAGGTAAGCTGAAGTTAACATCCAAATAACCATGGAAGTAAAGAAAACGGGACTAGAGATTTTTTTCATATTTTTAAATTGTTTTTTATTTTATTTTCTATTCTAATCAAAGGTAATTAAAATTGAGTAAGTTTGCGTAATCGTAATTTAATCTTATTGTAATATCACCAATAGTTCTATCGTAAACTATTTCATTATGGGTAAACCTGGATGGGCAGCTCATTTCCTGAATAAAAGAACCATAAAGTTGCCATTTTTCTTTTGTCACACCAACTGGGTCTAATTTTTCTAATGTAACATCGAACTTTCTATCCGATTCCATCCATCCACGTAAAAATTCAACAACATTTACATCAGAAATTGTATCTTTTATTTTAAGTTCTATGGGATTCCAAGTTTGTCTAACAGGTAGATAATTTCCATTAATTACTTGTCTTTCAACATTAATATTAGGTCTTGATTCTACTCTAACAAAAAATAAAATATCACCAGGTGCTGACCTAGAAATATCCAAAATGTTGTTAATTGGTAATCCATGTACTTTCAAAATCCAACGGTATATAATTCTTTCTTCGTAATTTAGAGTTATAGGTCTAAAGAAAAATTCTTCTTTAACCAACACACCCATTGAATGTCTTACCAGATTCTTTTTAATCATAACTAAAATATACCTGCTTATAATTAGTATGTAAATAAAAAACCCACTTTTTGGGTGGGTTTTTGGTATTAATTATTTTCTTTTTTCTCGGATTTAATCTCATCCATCATTTTTTTAATTTCAGAGGCTTTCTCATAAAATTCTTGTTCAACAGCTCTATCTAAAGCTATTTTAAGTTTAGCTAATTTTAAGTTTTTAATTTCTTCAACACCACTTTTTCTTTTTCTACCAAGTGTTTTTTCCCATCTTTCAGCAATCTCATCAGGTGATATAATATCATCATCAGAATTAGATGACCTACTAAAAGAACTGTAAGAAATTGAGCCGTCTGGTGATGTCCAGCTTTTAGTTTCCCACTCACCACTTTCATCTTTACCTTTTTCAATGTCTAATTCATCTTCAGGTATTTTATAATCAGGTATTTTGTAACTACTATTAAGTGGTATAATTCTAAAATCTAATGGTGAACCAAAATCTTTTTTATTAAATAACATTTTTATTAATTCTTGAAAGTCTTTTTGTGCTCTTTCCATTTCTTTTTTAAATTCTTCGTCGTTTAACATACGATTGTTAAACTTTTCCCAACGACCCATAAAGTCGTCATTATCAAAAAAATCATCGTCATTATCAAAAATTCCCATAAGTAATTGTTTTTATATAAATATCGTTATGGTTAACAAATTTGTCAAGCCATAAAAAAGGGTCTCATTTTAAAACTTGATTGTATAGTGAATACCAAAACCTTTAGACCTTGGGTTATAATCTATATCTAACCCTTTTATGAATGTTGGTTTAACAATTACTGATCCGTCTGGTTTAATACCTAAATATTTTTGAATAAAAATATCGGTATTTTTACCTATTTTAGGTAAAAGCATCTTTTTTAAAGAGTCATGACCTTTTGGGTTTTTATTGTAAAGAATTAGTGTATCAGCTAATTTTAATTTTAGTTGATTGTTTTTTAATTCTTGTGCTTGAGCTTTTGAAAGACCTAAAGTCAATAAAGAAGCTAAACCAATGACAACGTCTTTGACACCTTCATTTAATTCTTCTTTAATAACACTTTTGATTATATCTCTCATATAATCATAAATATACCTAATCTTTTAAATGTTTTTTAAGTTCTGTTGAACCCTTAACATGGTGGGGATTAAATGCACAATGTCGACATCCACTACCACAACACCTACCCCTTCGAGCCAAATAAGATTCGGTTAAGATTATTTGACCTTTTTCAAGGTAATAATCTACCCCTTGTTCAAATTTAAATTCTTTTTCTTCCATTAGTTTAGTTTACTCAATGCGTTTTTTATATTTTTAATTATAATTTCGATTTCACCTATTTTACAAGTACCAACAGACAGACGATACCAACTTGAGTCGGCGGAAGAGCCAAAAGCCGAAAAAGGTACAATCGCTAATTTAGCCTCATCTAATAAATATTTTGTAATGTCAGATGTTGTTTGAAGTATTTTACCTTCATTTGTTTTTTGACCAATCAAGTTAAACTGTACAGTTAGATAAATCGCTGCCTGTGGGGTTATAACATCAACTTTAAAACCTTCTGTTTTTAAATCTTGAAAACCCTTATAAAAACCGTCAAGTCGTAAACTTATTTTTGTTTTTTGTGACTCTATAAATTTATCGTATATGTTTAAGTCAGATAAATATTTTGCCGTCGCCAATTGTTCAGCCTTGGGTGCCCAAGCACCTACATGTGTTAAAATAGCCTTCATTTTATCTATAATGAATTTAGATCCCATACTCCAACCAACACGAACACCCGTAGCTGAAAGTGATTTTGATATACCGTCAACAAAAACAGTATATTCTTTCATTTCTGGTCTTAAACTTACAGGATTATAGTGTTTAGTATTACCAAAAGTAAGTGCCCAATAAATTTGGTCGTACATTAAATAAACAGGTTTTTGTGTTGGTAAACGTTTTTTGTTTTCTTCCAATATTAAATCACAAATTTCTTCTAATTTTTCTTTTTTAAACACCGTACCTGTAGGATTTTGTGGTGAACAAAGTGCTATGAATGAGGCATCAGAAATATAAGGTTTAATGTCTTTTGCACTTGGCATAAAATTTTCTTCAGGAGAAACCTCGATAACTACCGATTTAGCTCCATTTAAATATGTGTAGTGATTATTGTTCCAAGACGGTACAGCAAATATTACCGTGTCTTTTGGATCAACCAAAGCCTTAAATATACCATAAATTATAGGTCTTGCACCTCCTGCAATCAAAATTTCATCAGGTTTATAATCAAGTTGTCCACGTTGTTTTAATAAATTACTAACCGCTGTTCTTAATTCAATCATACCGTCAGCGGTAGGATAGTTTGTTTGATTTGTGGAATACTCATCTATTATGTACTGTTTAAGTTCAGTTGGTATTGGAAACTCTTCGGGGTTGAAGTCACCAATCGTAAGGTTATATATTTTTTCACCTTGTTTTATTTTTTCATTTACCTCACCCGCTAATTTTATTATTTCGGAACCTATAATGTTTTCCGCAATCTTTGAAACTTTCATTTTATAATTTTAAAAACCATAGTTATTTCTTGGTACACTTCTATCAAGTTTTTGAAGTTCAACCATTTCTTCACTAACTTCTTCTTTAGTTAAATGACCTTTAACATCCCCATCACAACTTCTCCAAATTTCAAAAGTTGTTACACCATCACCATAAAGACCGTAACCACCGCCAACAACCGATATACGATGACCATTATCAAATTCCATGATTGCCTGTATTCCACCCAAACCGTTTCTGTGTGGGTAAAACTTTAAATCCTTAAAGGTTTTGTAACCGTAATAAGAATCTGTTAAATTATGACTCTTTATCCTCTTGTATGGCTTCACGTGATTTTACTTCTTCAATAATTTTTTTATACTCTTTTAATAAGTTCTCATAGGACGCTAAATCCAAAGGTTTAAGTTGGTTAAAATATTTACCAATTTTTGATTCTGCCATTGTTATTTCACCCTTTTTAATTTGGGTCATTAGGTTAGTTACTTTTCTTTCAAATGTTTCTATTTGTTTCTCTGGACTCATATTGTTTATTTTTATTAAAGATAATAAGAAACTTATATAAAATCAAAATATTTATAAAATATGTCTGATATTAGATTAAAAATTAAAGAAGAGGTTTTAAAGTTTCGTAAAGAAATTTTATCCGAGGAGATGGTTCAATCTGAGGCTTATAAAGCCTTAAAAAATACACTAAAAACACTTAAGAAAAAAAATAAGGTTCTTTTACTAACCTGTTCTAATAGATTTAATTGGGATGAGGAAAATATTGATATACCTAAATCAACAATTATTGGTAGTTATTTGGAAGAAGAGTTAGGTGATAAGGCTGTTTTAATAGATGTTCCTGAATTAAAAATATTTGCCTGTGAAGGTAATGTTTCTAGAAAAGATGGTAATAGTTGTGGACTTAAAAAGGCTTTGTTAAAGAATAAAGATAAAAATCCTTCAGGGTTTCATAGATGTTGGGCAAGTATCAATAATAAATCGGATGAGTTGTGGAAGATTTCAAAAGAATTATTTGAATCTGATGCTGTTGTATTTTTTAGTTCGGTTAGATGGGGTCAAGCAAATATGTATTATCAAAATTTAATTGAACGTTTGACTTGGATTGAAAACAGACATGCAACTTTAGGTGAAGACAATATTGTTAAAAATATTGAGTCAGGTTTTATTTGTGTTGGTCAAAATTGGAATGGTGAAAATGTAACTGAAGTACAGAAAAAAGTTCACGATTTTTACGGTTTTAAAACCAACGATAATTTATATTGGAATTGGCAATATGGTAATAACATTAATGATGAATCACAAGAATCATATAAAAAGGCTTACAATAAATTTGTTAAAGACACTAAATTAAAAGATTTTACAGAAGAATAATGTCATATTTAAAACAAATAATTAAAAAAGAACTTATCAGTGAAGGTTTTTTTAAAGATATGGTTAAAAAATCTTTTAAAAAAAATAATGAGGCCCTTGAACAAAAGGTTCAACATATTGATGATATTTTTGATGAATTAAAAAAACAAAGTGTTATACCTACTGAAGATAGTCTTGTAACTTCAAAAAAAGGTAAAAAGTATTTAGCTTCTAGCCCACAAGGTAAAATGATATTAACTAACAGTGAATATCAAAAAATAATTAATTTACTTGAATTAATCTTAACGTCTGAAAAAAGTGATAATTTAAATTTTGATTTATTAAAAAGAAATTTTAGTAATATTCTTTTAAGTAAAGGTGAAAGAACTAAAAATGTTATTAAGTATCTTGAAAAAGTCGTTAAATCTTTAGAAAAAAGGTTTAGTTACGAAAAGAATTTACCAGCCGAAGAATACTACGAACCTGAAGAGGAAGAAAAATCAGAAATACCAAGAAAACAATATATTAAAGAAAAAAATGCGTTACAAGTTGAGTTACTTAAAATGCAAGAATGGTTAAAAAAACAAGGTAGTTCTGTTATTATTGTTTTTGAAGGTCGTGACACCGCAGGTAAAGGTTCAACTATTAAAAAATTTACTGAACATTTAGACCCAAGATTCTACAAAGTTGTTACAAAAGGAATCCCAACAGCTGAAGAAAGAAAAGATTGGTTTGGTCGTTATAGAAGTGATATTGAACCAGGAAAGATTATTTTCTTTGATAGAAGTTGGTATAATCGTGGTATTGTAGAACCTGTTATGGGTTACTCTTCTTATGAAGAATATGAATCTTTTATGGCTCAAGTTAATAGTTTTGAAAAAGAATTAGTTTCTAGTGGTAATTTTTTAATTAAATTTTGGTTATCCGTAACTAAAGAAACTCAAGCTAGAAGATTTAAGATGAGACAAACTTCTCCTTTAGCTTATTGGAAGTATAGTCCTAATGATGCTAAAGCTCAAGAGATGTGGGACCAATATACCAAATATAAAAATAGAGTTTTAAAATTAACTTCAACTTCTCAAGCACCTTGGATTGTTGTTGATTCTAATGATAAACGTATTTCAGGTTTAAATGCTATGAGATATGTATTGAATCAAGTACCTTATGAAGGTAAAAACGAAACAGTTATTGGTGAACCTTATCCTGAGGCGGTAACAAAAATTTAAACAAAAATAATTTTCCAATTACCTTCAAAATCCTCAACCAAACAGGTAGAATTTTCACAAAAATCACCAGAGTTCATATAATCAGCCTCCAGTTTTGGTTGGTGTATATGTCCACACACAGCAACATCATAACCTTTTTGTTTTGTTAAATCTTTAGCATTTTTTTCAAAATCTGAAACAAAATTAATGGCACTTTTAACACTTTGTTTAATTGTGTTTGCTAAGGAGTGGTAAGGTAAATTAAAAGTTTTTCTTATTTTATTATATATTGTATTTAATCTTATAACAAAATCGTAGGACCAACCACCCAAAACAGCTAACCATCTAACCTCCATTATAACAAAATCTAAAACATCACCATGAAAACAGTAATATGTTCTACCATCAATACCGGTGTGTACATACTTTCTAACTATTTGAATGTTGTTCATTGTAAAAGGTATAAAAGGTTTTAGAAAATCATCGTGATTACCTCTAATATAGATAACCTCACAACCTTTTTCAGACCTTTTCATAAACTTTCTAAATATTTTTGTACAATCATCATTCCACTTACCTTTGTTTTTTAAGGCCCAACCATCAACAATATCACCATTTAATATTATTTTTTCTGATTTATTTTCTTTTAAAAACTTTAATATTTTTTCTGTCTGTGATTGTCTTGCACCTAAATGTAAATCACTCATTATTATTGTTTTCCATTTCATGACCAATAGTTTTTGTCGTGTTTAAAATAATCAGTATTATTTCTATTAATATAAGACCCAATAAAAATTTTAAGCATATAGAACAAACCTTTATTATCAAATCTTCGTGGTGTAGTGAAGACAACACTATCTAATACATCAAAATTACTTGAATTTATTTTACGTGTTAATTGGTAGTCTTCAGCAATAGTCAACTTTTCATCAAACCCACCTATTTCTTTAAATTTTTCTGATTTGATTAACATAAAACCACCTAAACAAAATGGCGAGACCCACTTTGTGAGTTTTTGAAATTTATGAAATAAATTATATATGGAATTATACCTACCATTTGATGTGTTAAATTTACAAGAAATTAAATCTTTATTTTTAGATTCTATATGTTTTATAGAATTTATTAGTAGTTCGTTGTCTAACAAAAATATGTCGGCATCTAAAAATAAAACATAAGGTGTTTTACAGAATTTAAAACCATTGTTTCTGGCCACAGAAGGTAAACCACCTTTTACAACTTTAAGTTTAAAAAAATATTTATCCTCTTCTAATATTTTTTTAGTAAACTTATCATCCGATATATCAGCGACGATAACACTAACATTTTCTATGTCACTTTGGTGATTTAATAATTCTAAGGTTTTTTTAATTGTTAAACCTTCATTTTTACAGGGTATAACAATTGTTAATTTTTTAGATAAACTCATACATATAATTATCTTGGGTGTATATATGTCAAGTTAATTATATGTTAAATTCTAACTAACCGTTTTGGTCTCTTCTTCTACGAGATTTACGTTTAGGTATAAATTTAAATGGTAACATATCAATTTTAATCAATATAGATTCAAATATGCCTTTTGTATACCAACCTTCTTCGTTAGGTAATGAAATATAATTACTGTCGGTAAAGTATTGATTGTAATCTAAAAACTCTAAAAGACCCCCTGTTGGTGGTTCCAATGGTTGTACTGTAACTAAATCTAAACCCATTGTTTGTGCAGCAACTCTTCTAGCTATAGGCAACATGATATTCCCAAAATCAGGTTGATTATTATCTTGTGGGGCTCTATAACCTTGATTTAAAATATTACCACCGATTTGGTTCCATCTGTTAAAAATTTCTTCTTGTCTATTGTTGTTGTAAAACCTTTGATTGTCATGTAAATCTCGGAGTGTTAGTTGGTCGATTTCGTTTCTTATATTTTCAGTCAGTAAAGCAGTTAATTCAGCCTCAGCATCTATATTATGAAAAGCAGTTATGTCTTGTGCCATTTCAGGAGTCCATACAGCTCTAATTCTACGAGTTTCACCAACAACATTAACTGAAGTAAATCTAATGTTAATAGTTTCTTTATTTGTTGGGTCGACAAAACAAAATCCAGGTACTGATTTACTAATCATAACGTAATTGTACTATAGTATCTGTTATTTATGGTATTAATTCCGTATCTTGATAAAATACCCTGTCTAGGTTGGAAATCTGTCACAGGGTCAACACTTATATAAGGTACCCAAACATATCCAGGGTTAATAAAACCCTCACCTTTGGTTCCGTATATAATAATCCATTCAGGACCACCCCTTAAAAAATTATGTTTCCTTATGTTTCTTTCAATGACCATATTATATAAATATTACTCAACTTCTAATGAAACTGTACACTTAGGGCAAGGATAATCAATATTAAAACGTTTATCTTTTACAATTTTAGTTCCACCACAACAATCGTATTCTTTGGTGTCGGTTTTTTTAGGATAAGATTGTTGTTCGTATAAACATTTTAAGTTTTCATCTATGATATAAGAGTATCTGTGTTTTTGTGTTCTGTTAATCCAAACACCTACTTTATCTTTGGTCGGACCTCTTGGATTGACCTTCCATTCATTTTTTTCATTCAAATGAAAGAAGTCAGATTTTTTATCAGTTAAACCGTAATACCTGAAATTACAAACTTGATAGATACTACCGTTGTGACGACTATCGTCCGCTAAGGTTATAACTGCCCTAACACCTTCTTTCTTCAATAACCTTATACTGTTACCCAATAGATAAGAAGTTGCATTAGTACCGTTTAAATCAGGTAATACACACAGTCTACTAAGTTCTAATACTGTTTGGTCGGTATTGGGTAATCCGAACCAGCCTTTTAAGGCAACATTACCTTGTGGATTACTAAAGGTAGTTACACCCATTAATTCGTTTGTTTCCTTATAGTATAAGCCAAAAGAAAACTTAGCAAAGAATTTAGCGTCACCCAAATAATGGTATGTCTTAACAAAGTCATAAGCCACTTTTTTATCAATTTGTTTAATCACAAAAATTGTGTTCGCCTTTACTTCTCTAGTAATGAACTTTATAATATTATCCATAGTTTAAGTTTAAACAATAAAAATTACAACCTAAATATTTATTAAAAAAAGAATGTTATATGGCAGAAAAAATTTCAGAATTCAAACTACAAGAACCTTTAAGAACCAATAGATGGTTATTAAAAGCAGGTAAAGTACCAGTGTGGTTGGTTCGTTCCACAAACTTAGAGACCTTTGTTGAGAAGGGAAAAACTTATACAAAATTAAATTTTTCCTTATTAAACACGGTTGATTACACAATAGTACCTGATGATGTTATTCAGTTAAGAAAAATTAAATTAGAATTTTTAGATTCAGTTGGTCACGTAATTAACGGTTACGACATGAATGTTGAATTTGAAAAAATGAGTTTAAAGTGTGATTATTCTGACGATGGTTTATTAACCCACAATTTTGTCTTCTACGTTAAAAATTTAAACCAACTTCATACCAATGTTGGTGAGGAATCTGAAAAAGAAATTGTAGAAAATTACAAGAACAATAAGAAAAAAGAAGAAGTGAGGATTTAGTCCTCATTTTTTTTATTATTGGATACTTAAAAATTTTTTAATTATATTTTTTAAAACCGATTCTTCCTGTCTGAGTAGATACGGCGGTATTTCTAAAGAACCAAAATCTTGCTTATATCTCATATCCCAATATATTCTATCAACCAAATCTTTTTTATTACCCCTAACAGGATATGGTTTTTTGTCAATTATTATATATTTATCACCCATAAATTTTGACATGTTTTTTGGGTAATCGGTTAAAAGTTCATCAATAAACCCAATAGGGTAATATTTAGTTAAATTTTCTAAGAGGTCATCATGTAATAAATCATTGATTTCAGATTCTTTTAATATTTTACGGATAATATTTCTCACAATTATAAATATCTGTAAAAATTAAATAAAATTTTTAACAGTTTTTTCACTGTTATTAGATATTTATAATTATATGGGAAGAAAAAAGAAATATTTAACAGAGGAAGAAAAAATAGAGGCTAACAAACGTTGGTGCATGGAATATTATGAACGTAATAAGGAATTAGTACGTGAAAAAAATAAAAAAAGATACCATGAAAGAAAAAAAGGAAAATGAATTCTATTATGTGTATAAACTAACTAACCCGATAACTGGTGAGTTTTATTTTGGTAGTAGGAAATCAAAAAAACAGCCACATGAGGATTATAAATATTTAGGTAGTATGAAGACTTGGATTATAGATAAGTCCGTTTTAGTTAAAACAATAATTAAATCAGATTTTAAGTCACATGAAGAGTGTGTGATTTATGAAAGTGAAATTATACGTCTAAATATAAATGATATTTTAAATAGGAATTATAATATACCAAATGTTGGGTTTTATACTAAAGGTAAAAATTGTGGTGGTGATAAAAATTCATTTTACGGTAAAAAACATAGTGAAGAACATAAAAAACTTATATCTAATTTAACTAAAGGTGAGAAAAACCCATCCTATGGTAAAAAATGGGTTAATAACGGTAAAGAAACCATTTTAATAGAAAAAGAACGGTTAGGTTATTATTTAAACAATGGTTGGGTGTTTGGTAATTTAAATTCTGTCACATTTAACACTTCCAATAGAAAGTGGGTTAATAATGGTGAAAAAATGTTATATATAAAAGAAGAGGAATTAAGTTATTATTTAAATAATGGTTGGGTTTCAGGCCGTATTATTACAAATAAAATGTTAGAGGGCAACAAAAAAATAAGTCAAACTTTTAAACTTAGAAAAACAAAAAAGGGTGAATAGTTCACCCTTTTTTTACACTGTTACCAACGTATTTTCAACCAAAGTTTTTGACTCGATATCATCCCAAGTAGATATTAATTGTTTAGCGTATTCAGTCTCACGGCCAGTCCAGCCTCCTAAAACACTTCCTCTGTAAATATTTTCAGGTACAACTGAGTTATTGTAACCAGCTACTTGGACTGTGAAGACGTTAACTTTTGGGTTAACCTTACTACGGTATTCATCAACCATCTTTAAAACATCAACATAACTGCCACCCTTTTGGTGTATGTCCGCTTTGTTAATACCTTGTCCGTAAAGACCACCATGCCCTGCTTGCATATCACTATATATAAAGATAGTATCATAGTGAACTTTTTTATCAATTGCTTCACGTAGAAACAACCAAATACCGTGTTCACAAGATTGACCTTGTGCTTTACCTCTTTTACAAGTTTCTTCCAACTGAGTAATAATACCGTCTCTTTTAGAAACAGGTTTTAAACTTAATCTTTCACCAAAAACACCAACATATCCTTCATCAGAACATAATGCTGTGATGATAGAAGATAAGTTCGCAATTTCCGCGATGTGTGTACTTCCGTATTCAGAAGTCATTTGACCCCAAGAAGAACCTGAGTTATCAGACAAACAAGCCACCTTACCCTTTAATTTAGGAAAGTTTGCTAAGGAGATATCCAAACACTCTTGTAAAGTGTCAAGAATTATACCCTTGTGATTAATATTAATATTAACAATTTGCTTATATGCCGTGTAATAACGAAATGGGAATTGTTTACCATAAATAACACCACCTTTAAGGTCAGCCATCACTTTTTTAGCCAACTCTGTATCGTTCACCTCAGTAAAAATACCACGAAGGTTTCTTAAAAGAGCCATGTGTGGAACCTTAATTGTGTTAAGAATCTCCTTCCAAGTTTTACCTTGGGATTTTAAAGACTCCCATGTTTGTTCCGTTTCAGAAACAGCCACGTCACCATTCTTCATCAACTCATCAATAACTTCAGAGTGTGCGTGAGAAATACGAACCAAGTCAATTAAAGACTTTGATTTGTACTTATGGATTTGGTATCTTCCGAAAGTAGCCAACTTGTCTGCCCAAGTACGTTTTACGATAGAAGGAAGATTATTCTTAGAACCCTTCAAGAACATGAAGTAATCAAATTGATTGGTAATATCATCGGGACGACCAACGATTTCCATACCGATTTTCTTCATGAAACCTGGGTTTGCCTCATTAAATTCAACACGTTTCGGGTGTTGAGACGCTCTAATGAATATAACCGCTGGGTTAAGTCTCATGAACATTTCGTGACGAAGTTTCACCGCGAACTCAAGAGTGGCTTTGAAATCATAGTCCAATGCGGCATCAATGGTTTTTGTAAACACATCACTAGTTGTTTCACTTGGATCAGTGTACATACCTAAAATGTCGTGTCTCTTCAACGTTGACAAGTTTGATGGTTTATCATGAGAACCTCTGTAATAAGAAGGTTCACCAAAGATAGACGATGCTGCCACGATACGTAATGTATCCATTGGGTTCAATGTGTAAGATGTTCCACCATCGAAATTTTCTACTGCTTTTGATTTGAACTTTGTCATAACTTAAAATTTAATTATTAATACGTTTTTATTTAATTCTTCTGCCTTTTTAATTGAGTCTAGGGTACCTTTACTCTTGCCATCCCAAAAGGCTACTATTAATTCCGATTCATTTATAATATCTGTGTTTCTTAAAAACCCTGCTTTTCTACCGTGTGTTTTCCAATCAGGATAAAAAATCTTTGTCGGTATTTCATTTAACTTAGCGTACTGTTCACCTAGTGAGTCCGCCCCCATTGCTCCACCTGAAACCAAAAGTGTTATATTCAAAGTTGATAAGGTTTCCTTTACCAATTTATAATCACTGAATGTTCTACTACCTATTACTGCTACTTTCATGTTAATAAAATAAAAAAGTCCCTACAATTTTACTCGTAGGGACTGTCAGGTCTCACTACCGCAGTCTATGGACCGTGGCGTGGACAATATTAGTTCCTATTGAGTATATTAGATAAAAGTGTTTTGTCGTTTTTCATAAATTGATGTAACTTTTATCACCGCTTCAACAGAAGATTTTTAGATTCCTTAGAATTACCTGAGAATGTCTCAGAATAATGTTTCTTGTGTTCCCACCTAGGGGAAAACCAGGAGTAACCCTGAATAGGTTTGAGAGACGCTAATAAACTCGGGGATTTTAAAGATCCTACCTAAACTTTTTAGGTTTTAGAGTCGCTAATAAACTCCACAAAGTTACTTCAGATGATACTTTTGGTATCATTGGACTATACCTGTGAGAAAAAGTCCGGTTTCTGAATCATAGTTGTATATTTTGATGTAATCATCCCAACCGCTTCAGGTAAACTAAGAAAATCAATATTTTTAAGAACGTTTTGTTTGTTAATACTAATCATAAAAAGCGTTTCTGTCAATACGCTAGTTAAGTTTTTTTTAATTTAAAAAATAATTCCACTTATTTTTGTAGGTACCTAACTTACCTTTCATCACACGTTTTTCTTCACCATAAGTTTCAGTGATGGCTGCCAATTCGTTTGTTGGTACTACATAGATTTCAGGATCAACACTAACATCTTCAAATTTATTATTATAAATAACAAATACGACAAAATGGTTATCTTTTGCCACAACGTTATTAACAACTAAAGAAGAGTATCCTCTGACAGCCTTAACATCTACAGAAATAGGTTGTCCGTCTTTTTTAATAACACGGATGTCGACACTTTTTTTATTACCCTGACTCATGTAAGCCTCTAATTCCATTCTATAAAATTTAGAAAGTATTAGATATTCACTCGCAATACCTGTATTAAAAGTATCTTTTCTCATAGTGTAAAATTACAAACAATAACTGAATAAAAAAAGGGGTCACCCCCTTTTTTTTTTATTTTAATAATGTAACATGTCCGACTATTTCACGTCTAATACCTTTTATATCTATTATGGTTAATTTATAAACATAAATTTGGTCCTGACATAATGTACCTTTAAAAGTACCGTCCCATTCTTTATTTGAAGCATTATGAATAACACTACCCCAGCGGTCAAAAATCATGATATCATAATTTTTTATTCCACTACCTTTTGGTTTAAAAGTTTCATTTATACCATCTCCGTTTGGTGAAAATGAATTAGGTACCCAAATTAACAATTCTTCATCAATTGTTAAAACTTTAACCACTGTGTCTTTACAACCATGTTCACTTACTAACATTAAACTAATAGGATAATTACCAGGTGTTTCATAAACTTGTTCTGGGTTCTTAACCATTGAAGTTGAGTCTTCGTTTAATTGCCAAAACCAACTTTGAATATTCATTTGTTGTTCTGCTGGGTAAAAAGTTACTTTGTTATCAGAAACATGGTTTGGCATATTAGGTGACCAATTAAAATCAGCATTTGGTTTTGGGTACACAGTTAATACGTTACCGTATTTAAAAGTTTCTTTACAACCATTTTTACCAATTGTAGTGATTTTTAAATCATAATTACCTGAATTTAAACAAATGTTGATACTATCACCCATAAATGATTTACCATTAAAATCATATGTTACAAGATTAGATAAGTTTTTAACTTTTGAATCATATAAAAAACAAAAAGGTTCACAAACATTATTTTTATCTAAATTCAATGTTGGTTGTGGAGCTGCGTTAACTGAAAGTGTAACTGGAGTATATATGGTGTAAGTAGGACAAGATACGTCATAAACACTAACATTATATATCATAGTACCCATAGCTACACCTGTTTGTATGCCACTATTAGGTGTTGTTAAATAAACACTAGGTTCCCAATTATAAGCGTAATTACCACTTCCGTTGTCCGCTTGTGTGGTTAAAGTAAAACTATCCCCTTTACAAAGAGTTTTATTAGTGGGTACATTTTTCCAAACAATAGGATTAAGTACTTGTAAGTTAGTGGTGCCGTATGTTTTACACCCATTTAAATCAACAGTTAAAGTATAATTACCTACGTTTGATAGATTAACGTTAGGTATAAATAAATTTTGTGTGTTTGAATTATACCCAGGTCCTATCCAAGTATAAGAAGAACCACCTAACGGACCATCAATTGTGTATAGACTGTTATAACATAATTGAGTGTATGGGGTTAATGTAAAATTAATTTTAGGGTTAACCACTAAAGTAGTTGTGTTTGTGTTGTAACAAGTTAAATTTCCGTTTGTAAATGCCACTGTAACTACATAATTACCGTTCCAACTCGGATTTAAATTTTGAAAATAAGTCGTTGGTTGAGTGACATTAAAACCGTTTGGTCCTGCCCATGTATATGAAATAGCCCCTTGAGCATTAGCGGTTAAAGTGGCGTTATCGTTTTCACAAACATTTATCAAAGATACAACACTTACTGTATTAACTGGTACTACAGACAAATTAGTCATGTTAGAAGTCACACAAGATACGGTTCCTATACTCCAAACAGCGTTTACGGAATAATTTCCAGAAACAAAAGGTTGTATATTGTTAAATGTTAATGTTTGTTGTTGTAAATTAAAATTATTTGGTCCAAACCAATTGTATGTTGGGTTAGCTGATGCCGATGCTGTTACAATTATACCGTTAGAGTTTTGACAAACATTTTGTGGTAAAGAAACAGATACAGGATTCATTGGTACTATTGAAACGTTTGAAACCGCGGTTGAACTACAAACTAATGTTGTTTGACTACTTGAAAAATAAGCGGTCACAGAGTAATCACCTGAAATTGTGGGTGTAACGTTAACTAAACTTGGGTTTGGTAAGTTACTTGTATAGGCGTTAGGCCCGTTCCACGTATATGACGTAGCTCCGTTTACAAAAGCGTTTAAATTAATATTTGTACCCTGACATTGGGTGTAAGAAGGTGTTACAACAACTTGTGCTACTGGTACTACGGCCGCACTTGAAGAAGAAAAAGCTTTGCATTGACCCCCATTTGTAAAAGTACTTGTTACAGTAAAATTATATAAACCAGTATTAACAGGTTGTGCAGGGTTAAAACTTATAGATTGTGTGTTAGCCACAAAGTTATTAGGTCCTGTCCATGAATAAGTCATAGAACCCCCACCTGTCACTGTGTTATTAAAATTTAAAACACTTCCTTGACAAACAGGTCCGTTGTTAGTTATTGATGTTGACGGATTTGGGTTAACCCAAACTTGAATCGTATTTGTTCCATTACACCCACAACCGTTTGGTGGTGTAACATTTAAAGTATAAACACCACTTTGTAAAACATTTGTGGCAGTAAAAGTAGGACTTAATACAGAACTTGTGTAATTCATAGGTCCTGTCCATGTGTAAGTATAAGTGTTAGGTGTACAAGTACCCGAACCAGGTCCCAACAAAATAGACGCGTTTAATGAAACAACACCACCGATACAAACAGGTGAGTTACTTGTTAAATTAATAGTCATAGTACTTGGACTACTATTAACGTAAACATAGTATTCTTCAGTCTCACCATAACTATAAGAAGTACAAGGTTGAATGAAGTTACCTGAACTAGAATAAACACATCTAACTCTCATCCTATAAGTTCCTGCCGGTACTGTTGGTACTGTCCAAGCTGGCATAGGTGCGAACACACCAGCAGGAGGAGTAACACCTGTCTGAGTAACTCTTTCACCACCAGGAACTGCTCCTGTAAAAGCCGCTTGATTATAAACCCCGTCATTATTCCAATCAACGAACACCGCACATCCTTGAGCGAATGTAATACCTGATTGAAAATTACTTGTTATCACTTGTCCTGGTGAACATATCATGTAATATTGACAACCCCAAAGACGGTAGTTTCTCATGTTACCACTTAGAACTTGAGCATTACAACCTGAATTATTATTAACAATGTTAAATGTCGCACCCGCAGTGTTGTAACTGTTGATGAAATCATTCACACTGTTACCAGGTGAATTTGAAGGTCCGAATTGATTACATGGTTGGTTAAAGTAAATCGGCATACAATAAGGTGCTGGACCAACACCTACTTGTGATTTTGAAATTCGTGGGATAAATACAACTATTGCAGTTAAAATCCCTAATATAATTTTTTTAATCATTTTTGAAAATTAATTTTGAGGTTGGTACTAATACGATTGCGTCTTTAAAACCATCTAAAGTTATAATTGATTCCGTGTCGTTATTTCTATAAGATTCAAACCTAGAAATATCTATTATAGTTTCATCCAAAGATTCTCCTTCTTTGTAATAATTTCTTTTTACATAAAAAGATTGTGAATAATACCACAGTTCTTTGCAGTATTTAATTTTATTATTTGTTTTAAAAAATTCAAAATCAAAACCCGTACCGTGTTTGGTTCTAACATAAGGTTCAAATTTTTGGGATTTTTTGTCGTTTTTGACAAAAAGTAGAGCGTTTGATTGTTCAACGGTGTATGGTGATTGTGCCTTGACAATCAAACAAGCCGTAAAGATTAAAATTGTTAGTAATAGTTTTTTCATATTATATAAAGTTTATATATAATATATATTAAAGAATTTTAACTATTTCTACACAAATGAGTGAGTAGTGCAATATAATTAGGGAAGACGGTAAAATAAAAATCTCACTTAAAGTGAGATTTTTATTACTAAACTCCTTCGTAGAATTTTGCTTTAATTTCTTCTAACTCCTCTTCAGTAAAATCATCATCATACTCAACGTCCTCAACCCAAACGCTGCTTTCATCATTACGGACAACAATTGAAAACTCTCTCCCATCTTCGGTCGTTCCGTAGTATCTTTTTAAACAAAACATTAATTGTTCACTTTCAAAATCAATAGTCATAGTTTTTATATTAAATTAGTGATCCCGACAGGATTCGAACCTGTGACCGACAGTTTAGAAAACTGTTGCTCTATCCGACTGAGCTACAGGACCAAAATATGTAACAGAGGTGGGTTAAAATTTTTAAGCCCTTACCTTTGTAGTCAGGACAGGATTCGAACCTGTATCTTTAGGGCAACACCCTTTGTGTTTACCGTTTCACCACTCTGACTATATTCGCCCCAAATGAGATTACTTTGAGGACTAGATTTTAACGGGTTACTCTGGCTGTTTCGAGAACCATATCTTCCTAGCTTGGGGGCTAGGCTCTTTTTCATTAGTGTCTTACCACATAAAAACCTGTCAACCTTTACGTCAGTGGTGCTGGTCTTGCTACCATTTACCTGCTACGAATTCCCATTAAGGTTGGGACCTTTTTACTACCATCACTTTTTTAAAGAATGTGACCAATCTTCCTGAGTATCTCTTACTCGTTGTACTCCCGCACGGACTCGAACCGAAATTTATGCCGTGAAAGGGCATTGTCCTAACCTTTAGACGACGGGAGCATTTATCTCAAAGAACAATACAAATATATTAACAATATTTTATAAAAACAAAAAATCCGACCATTTTTTTAGTCGGATTTTGAGGTTGTATGTATATGGGACATAACTACATGTGACACTCAGTCCGATTTTTTAAATCGATTTTCTCTCTTATTTTAAAAAACCTGAATGTCATAGTTACGAGAATATTTTTAGTTTGTAATTATTAAATATATACAACTATATAAAAAGTTTATTTAGAAATCAATTTTTTTAATCGTTACCCATTAAACTTTTATCTGTAACCAAGGAACCAATTCTATATAATTTCCGTTTAAATCTATCAGCCTTTTTGTGAAATCTTCTTTCAAAAAATTTAAAAAACTCATATGGGTCATCCATAGCTTTTTGTGGGACAAAATCCATAAGTTTACCCTTATAAACACCTGATTTAACCATTTCTCTATTCAATAATTGTAGAACATAGTCCCAACCTTGTATTAAATGTTTCATACCGGCTTTAGGTGTTTTTCTAATGTCGATTGAAGGTAATCCTTGGCCTTTTCTTTCCATTTGTTTACCAATATCATCCATCATTTCAAAAAAATCTAATCCTTTAATTTTAAAACTTTTAATAAACTCATCAACATTAAAATTTTCCAACATTTTAACTTCTTTCCACACACTAGATTTTTTAAGAGCATCCATAAACTCTTCAGTTGTTTTTATATCTTGGTCTTTGATGCTATAATAAAATTGCGTTATTCTAGCATTAATCTCAAATCCAAGGTGTAAATAAATTAAATGTAAAAAATTACCCCATTGTGGGTATTTACGGTCATCCATTAATCTAACAGCGGCATTCAACATTGCCTCACGTCCTTGAAAAGGATCACCAGACGTTTTCATTCTGTTATAGTTTTCATAAGCATGAGTTAATTCATGACTTATTGTTGGTCTTATTTGTTTTTTAAATGCCTCAAGATTTAAACTATCTAATTGGTCTTGTGTTAAATAAACTGTAAAACCAAAACTTTGGTTGACAAAAATTTCATTAGGACCTAGTTTGGATATGGCTTTTTTTGAACTATCAAAAGCGTGATGAGCCTCAACAAAATCAGGTGCATCTGTTCTACTCTTTATTTCAGACTCTAAAACTTCTTTAGGAAAAAACATCAAAGTCAACTTTATATTCGGGTTATACAAAGGGAATTGCTTAAATCTAGGGTCTTTTATTAAACCTTTTAAATCAGAGTAACCGCCTAGTTTAATAACCCAGTTGGTGAATTCTTTTCCGACCATTTTGGTTACACCTCTATATAGTTTACCTTCAACTTCTTCACCTTCTTCATTTGGGTAGGTCATATCTTTTTCTTCTATTTCATCTTGTGAAATAATACCTTTAGCCATACCAGAAATAATTAAAGAAAAGTAATCGACCCAAAAATCTACCGATTTTGGTACCCCCATTATTTCATTTAATAATTGTTGTTTTTTCATCAATTATAAATATCACGAAAAGTTGGTTGTTTCTTTCAGTTTAAGTAATAATTCTTTTTCGCCCTCGGTAATAGTCTTAGGTATTTTTGGTACTATTTTAATATATAAATCCCCTATAACACCAGTATCTTCATCTTTTATACCCTGACCCCTTAATCTAAAAATTTTATTCGATTCACAATGATTAGGTACGGTTATTTTAAATTTACCACCTAAAGTATCTATTTCGATTTCTTTACCCAAAACCATATCAACAAAAGAAAGTTCCTCAATTTGATTGATGTTTAAACCATCTAATTGGTATTTTGGGTGTGGTGTAACTCTTATACCTAAATAAATGTCACCCCTATCAGCCCCTGTTACATCATTACCAGCATTTGTAACCACTAATTTAGCACCATCAGTCATACCTCTAGGTATTGTTATATCTAAATTGTCAACTTCTTTTTTAATACCAACACCACTACAAGTATTACAATTTTCAGTTCTCATACTACCAGTACCACCACAAGTATTACACATCATAAATGTTTGCATCCCATGCATATTTTGTACATGAGCACCCCTACCACCACAACTAGTACATGTTGAAAATTTAAGAGCTCCCTTACCATTACAACTACCACATGACCTATCTACAAAAAAATTAATTTTTTTAGTACACCCATGAAATACCTCTTCAACAGATATGTTAATTTCTAAATTTAATGGTCTAGCTTTCATCCTAAAACCACCATTCCTACCAAAAGGGTTACCAAAAGGGTTTCTACCAAATGGGTTTTGAAACTGTGGTTCTCTTGGTTCTTGTTTTTTACCTGTTAAAATTTCATAAGCTTCCGTAACTTTCTTAAATTCTTCTTCATTACCACCTTTATCAGGATGGGTCTCTATAGCCTTTTTACGGTAAGCCTTTTTAACCTCTTCTTCAGTTGCTCCAGGTTTTAAACCTAATATGTCGTGGTATTTACTCATAGTGTTGTTTGTAATTCCGTTAATCTGATTAACATAATCCATTATTTTTTTATAGTGGTCCAATTTAATTTGTGTGGAACATATTTATATATAGTATGTATCAGATAGTTTTAACAGAAAATCGTAAAAAAATTAAGGTTCTCCACACTTATAGTAGAGAATCTGATGTTAATTATAGGTTTGAAAAATTAAAATCTCAAGTTATTTTTTTCCCCAAAACTAAGATATATCGAGATAAAAAATTAGTAGATGTTAACTATGAAATTCTTCTTTTAAAAAAAAGAACTGAAAATGATGATAATAGAATCATTAAGAATGAATTAGGTAAGTTTGTCGAGGAGGTTGTCGACGATAATGAATGGGTTATTGTTGATACAGCTCCTTATTTAATTGAAGAGACTTTTAATATTTCAGGTGCTAATCGTAAATTGACTGCAAAAGAAATTGTAGACTATGTTGTTTTACCTAATAAACAAAAGAAAGCACCTAAACAAGTTTTAATGTTAAATAATAAAATTGTTGTTGAAGGATTGGAACTATATTTGGTAACTTGTAAAGATATTGATGAAACCATTAGACTTTACAACAAAATACGAGTTTATTGTTTTGATAATAAAGTTGTTGATATTATATTTTTTGGTTCAATCCCTAAAGAAAATCGTAAAACTTGGTATAAAAAAATTCATGAAAGAACAGGTATTGGTTATAACAGACTTTATCGTTCTAATTCAAGGTAAACCTTCTAATATCTTTTTGAATTAATTTAATGTCATCTCTGACAAGGTAAATTTTATCACCACTTTCAATTATACCGTCAAAGTGGTTAAAAATAAGTTCTAAACGCCAGGTTTTTAAGTATATTTCTTGTGTATCATCTTCAATCACTATATTTTTCAACCACATTTTATCGTAAAGTCTATTAAAAAATACAACCCAATTTAAATTTAGAGAATGGTGGTAAACCCAAGGTGTTTTAGATTCTTTTAAAATATTATCAATCTCATAGGTACTTTTTACAATTATTACTTCTTTACCTTCATATAAATCCGAAGTTTCTTTAATTAAGTCATCATCACTTAAATGTGATTTCCTTTCATAATCAGAAAAAATTTTTTCAGTTGAATTGATTATTTCGGTCAAAAAATTATCAGTTAATTTCATAAATTAATTGTAAATAAAATTAATTTAGTATTAAATGATATTCTTTAAAAATGATTTACGATGGTGTTCAGTGATACCAATTTCTTTAATCATATTAATGTGGTTAGAAGAACCATATAAGTTTTAATATTTATGTTTTTTATATCCATATAGGGATATTTATAATTATGGAAAATATCTACTACGTTTACATTTATAGAGACCCAAAAAATAACATCCCTTTTTACGTTGGGAAGGGTAAAAATAATAGAATTTTTGATTTATTAAAAGAATCTAAATCTAATAATATAGAATTTAATTACTTAAAACATAAAAAAGTACGTGAAATATTATCTAAAGATTTAGAACCACTTATAGAATATCATTCTAGAAATTTATCTGAAATTCAGGCTTATAAATTAGAAGAAAAATTAATTAAAAAATATGGTAGAATTTGTACTAATAATGGTTGTTTAACTAATTTAACTTCTGGTGGTGAAGGTATTAAAAATATTACAGAAGATGCTCGTAAAAAAATGTCACACAATAAAGGTAAAAAATTTTCTGATGAAACTAAGAAAAAAATGAGTGAAAACAATATTATGAATATTAAAAAAGTGTTTGAAATATGGGTTGAAAAATACGGTTTAGATGAAGCGATAAAAAAAGAAAATGAAAGAAGAAAAAAAATAGGGACATATGTAAGTAATAGATATAAAAATAAAAAATTACTCACTGGTAAAGTATATAAGTACGATTTGAATTTAAACTGCATTGTTATATATGAAAATAAATATGAAGCTTATTCTACAGAAAAAATGGATAAACGTACACTAAATAAGTATTTAACAACTAAGACAGTTTATAAAGGACATTATTTTTCACAACAACCTTTAATATAGTTTAATACTTTTTAAAAAACTTTTTCTATGGTATTGGGTTTCACCGTAAGTTCTAATCATGTCAATGTGGTATTTTGTACCGTAGCCTTTATTACTTCCCCAACCATATTCTGGGAATTCATTATGTAACTCAATCATATATTCATCTCTAGATACTTTAGCTAAAATAGATGCCGCAGCTATTGAATAATAAGTGTCGTCTCCTTTGATTACACAAGTGTGTGGGATATCTTTATATTTGTTAAAATAATTACCGTCTACTAGTATGTGGTTAAAACCCTCCATATAATCCAAACAATTATGCATAGATAACATGGTTGCTTGTAAAATGTTAATTTTATCAATTGCCTCAGGTAGAATTACGGAAATCGAATAGTTTAAGGCATTCTCAATTATAATTTTATAAGCCTCTTTTCTTTTCTTTTCAGAAAGTTTCTTAGAGTCTCTTACGATTGGGTAGTCGAAGTCTTTAGGTAGTATTACAGCTGCAGAAACAACTGGCCCCGCAAGACAACCGCGACCAGCTTCATCAATACCCACTTCGATATTGTTTGCGTCAAGATAAGGTCTTAAACTCATTTGGTAGTAAATTTAAATACTATTTCATATAGAATAACTTCAAACTCATCAACTAAGTCAGTCATTGGCATATTTTTTTCACGTAAAATTTCTATTTGTAAAGATTCGTGATTTTTTTTATCCAAATTAAAAGTTATGGATTTAGGTATTGGGAATCCTTTTTTAACTTCTTCCATCTCTTTTAAAGAAAAAGCGAAATCAACATATTCTTTAAAAGAAACAATTTTATAAACAGATGTACTCATTAAAACAATTTTTTTATTTTACCCCAAAAGGTTAATTTTTTTTCTATATGTATTTTATTAGGTTCTATTAATATTTCTTCACCTAACCCATTAGTTATTTCACGTATAAAATTTTCTTTTTTAATTTCAGTTGCGACCATATCTTGTAGCATCTTACGTTCTTCATCTTTAAATAAATTCCTATCCATTTAATAATTTTTTAAGTTCTAATTTTAAATTTTCTCTTAAACTTAATAAAGGTTTAATCATTTCTAAAGATTTTCTAAAACCTGGGTGTAATGGTGAAGGTAAAGTTTCTTCAGTAAACCAACCATAATCATCATTTTCATCTTTTTGTAATTTAGGTACTTCAAATTCAGTATCAACAAAACCAACCATAACATAATGGGTGTGACCCATAACATTTGATGTACCAACAATTTTAATATCTTTAACCTTATTAGGGTTTAATCCAATTTCTTCTTTTATCTCTCTTTTAACAGTTTCTATTGGGTCTTCATTATCTTCCATACCACCCGCTAATGCAGACCACGTGATTGGGTAATTTACCCTATGTAACATAAAAAATTTATTACTATCTCTTGCTACAATTATTATACCTACTGATTGATACTTTTTTGACATAAATAACTTGTTTACTATTATTATAAATATCCAATAAAAAACCCCACTCTTTGGTGGGGTTTAAAATTTTTTAGGTTTTTTATTTACTATATTCTTTTAAACAGTGACCTGTCCAAGCTAATAAACCTAAAATTACCGGAATAAT